AGTGTATTTCGCGACACAGTCGACTTTCTCTACATTGCTTGCCGCACAACCCGTAAGCGAAAGAGCTATCATAAGTGGATAAACAAATTGTTTACTCATACTAATAACCAAACCCATCTACAAAACATTAACGCACTATAATTAAATGATTTAACCTATTGATAAATAGCCTATTTATTGTAATGAGAAGGGGCGTTCTTGTGAATAACTCGAACGTCCCACAGCTCATCAGAGCTGTCCCAGCCTTACCCGCAGCACATTGTTGTCGTCATACACGTCAATACGCTGACCGGTAATCACAAGACGACCGTGGCCGCCGCTGCTGCCGTTAATCTCCAGAACGCCATTTTTCCCTAACCGCCAGCCAGAACGGCCAGAAACAAAGTTCGTGGACTGGAGATCGCCAACTTTGGCATGGGTAATGGTGCCGTCTTTGATATAGGCACCATTCATATAGGCCACACCGTTTTCCACGACAAAGGGCGTGGTTATACGGCCGTTGACCGAGTTAACCAGACCAAAGCGGTCTGCCTGCACAAGAAACTGAGATAATCCCGTGGTGTCGATGCCCAATGCGATACCGGCAACGTATCGTTGGCCACCACTGGCCGCGGTTTCCATTTTCAATGTCCAGGCGGTAGAGACCTTCTTGTTGGTATCGGCGATTGCCTGTGCCTGCTGTTGGATCGTCGCCGTATGCCCATCAACTGAGGCTTTCAATGTGTCGATTCGGCTGCCTAATGCGCCGTCAGCATTGGCTCTCGCACTCGACTCGGAAGTAACTGCCGCACTGATGTCTTTTGTCTGCGCTTGAAGACTGGTGATTTGCCCGGACAATGCAGAATCAGCGTCAGTTCTTGCTTTGGTCTCGGCGGCCACCGCAGCCTGAATATCCTGCGCAGTCTGGGATTTCAGCGTGCTAATTTGCGTAGCCAGCGCGCTATCGGCATCCGTTCGCGCCTTTGTTTCCACGGAGATCGTCGCTTTGACATTCTCATCGGTCTGAGCCTTCAGCGCGGTAATCTGTCGTGAAAGCGTCTCATCGGCCGTCGCTCTCGCCTCCTGCTCCTCCGTTAGCGCCGCGGCGATATCGTCGTTTAACCGGGCTTCAAGTCTGGTGATTTGCGAAGCGATGGCTTTGTCAGCTTCTACGCGAGAGGTTGTCTCCTCGGTGATGGAAGCCCGAATGTTGTCGCCGATTTCTGCGCGGATCTCTTCCACCTTAGAAGCCATTGCTGATATATCGTCGGCAAACGTTTTTTGCGTGGTTGAGATTTTCGCGTTCGTGACGCTCTGCTTGTACTGGTCTTCGTCCTGCCGGAGTGCAAGATCGATATTGGCCCTCGCCAGCGCCTCTAAGCTGGTGGTCACTTCGGTACTGGCCTGCTCGACGCCCGCCACAGTCCTCTTCATCTCTTCGACGGCCGCCACGCTGTCATCTACAGAGGATTTCATCGCGTCAATTTGTTTGGCGTTGGCCAGGTCAGCCTCGACTCGCGCTTCACGCTCTTCGGCAATCAGTGCTGATGCCTTGTCGAGTGCCGCATTAGCCGCTTCTACAACACCAGCCACAGATTTACCCTGCTCTGAAACGGTATTCTGCAACTCAACCAGCGCCGCGTTGGAGCCTTCAACCTGTTGTAATGCCTGCCCCACCTTGTCCAACGTGCCAGCGACCTCAGTCTTAAGACTGCTCTGGGCTTCTTCCAGACGCTGATCTGCTGCCGTCAGCTTTTCGCCCAGGCTGTTGAGGCTGTCTTCCATTTGCTGATAAATGGCGTCCACCGCTTCCTGCGAGACTTTGGTGTCGATCTCTTCCAGCAGCTCCTGCCCCAGCTCGGAAGAGGTGATTTTTCCGGTCAGGAACGAGAGCACGTCTCTGGTCATCGCTTCGGTGCCGAGATTTGAGTTCGGCGGACTCAACATGCCGCGTTTGTTTACAGCGCGCACCCAATAGAACCAGGTTTCGCTGTCACCCAACCCAGCGTGGGTAAAGGTGGTGCTGGCTGCTTCCGCGACCAGTTTTGCGGTGCTCAGGTCGTTAATTCTGGATGCGTAAACATTGATGTGATCGAGGTCTACGGAGTCAGGGTTAACCCAATTCAGGATCACATTGCGATAGTCGCCAACGGCAGTCAGGCCACTCGGTGCAGATGGCGGCGTCATCGTTCCCAGAACCTTGTAAACGGTGCTGATGACTTCAGTCTTTTTGCCGCTGAACGACACCGCGTAAAGCTGAAAGTCGTACTGGCCATTCTCAGCAACGTTGGCGATCTCGTACTGCTCTTCGGTAACGCGCGCAGACTGCCAGTTGGACACATGGTTTTCGTCGGAGCGACGCCAGCTAATCCAGTATTCTGGTGACTTGCCCTCCCACGTCGCGATCAACTTCACGGACAGGTTGCCGGGGCTTGAGATGTACGTTCCCTCGGAGATTTGCAGGTTAGATGGTTTGGAGTACGTTGGATCGAGCACAGTCGTATTCTGCGCAATCAGCGTTGCCCCGTTATCTATCGCTTCATACTTGGTTGGGTTGTTTTCTACTGCGGTAATGTCGAAAGACCCGGCAGTATCGCCTTGTGCGATGCTGATGATGCGTACGCGCATTGGCTCCAGGTCTGGCTCCGTAATCGTCCAGACGCCGTTCAGCACAGGCATCTCATTGGGGGCGAGCGCCTTTTTAAAGGTGACTTTCGTGATGTTCTCGCCAGTTTCCAGAATGTCGCGTTCAACAATTTCTGCATCCTGATTCAAGATCCGGATGAAACTGCCGTTTTTCATGAGCGTGACGGGCGCATCCAGAGTGATGCTGTTCCGGTCGAACGCCATGATACGACCGGAGTTTCGCTTACCGGCACGATACTTATTTTGAATAAGCACGGTCTCGCCGGGCATCAGGAAGGAAGCATCAAGCCCCGCGGTGAAAGTGATCATGTCCGACTCCATACGCGCGGTATAGAGCAGCCAAAGCCCTACACGGTGAGCCTGACCTCGACTGGTGCATCCGAATGCCACAGACTCGGTCTTACGCTCCCCATAGCGAGCCATCGCTTCCTGATCTTCGACATATTCGACGTTCTGCTTATACCCATCCTCTTTGTTGTTGTAGGTAATCAGCGCAACGGAAGGACGGTCTTTTCGTGCAGAGCCTTTGTAGGTGAACATGCCGTCTTTGACGTTCGCGTTCGTGAACATCATGACCGGATCTGACGGGCTATCTTGCATGATGTTCACCATACCGCCAGCCCAGAAGACCATGCCCCGGAATGCCCCAGCGATGTCCTGAATCAGACGATAGGCGTCCTGACGACTGGTGATCTGCGTATTGATGGCAAAGCGCTTCTCTTTGCCGCCGAAGCCATCGTTAACTTCTTCGTCGCAATAGCGGCCAATCTGGTACAGCTGGCCGAGGTCGATCATAGATTCCGAGACAAACTGCCCCAGACCATAGCGGGTGTTGGTGAGCAGGTCGAAGAGAATCCAAGCTGGGTTCGAAGACGACAGCAGCTTAAAGGTGCCATCCCAGACGCCAACATAAATATTTGAGGTCTCGTTGTAGTTCGCCGGCACACGGATTTTCAACCCTCTGACCAGATACGAACGTGCCGGCATGGTGCCGCCGAACTGTTCAGAGTTAACTTTCAGGCCGCAAAGAACCGAGTTCGGGTAGTTCATCGGGGTATCGACAATTTCACCGATGGAGTCGACCCAGGTATCGTTGAAGAGGTACGACGAGGTGCTGTCATCCGTCAGTCTGGTTACACGGATTTTGTACGAGCGACCTGGCTTCGGCAGCTTCAGTTCGTAGCTGCGGTAGTACACGCCAGACTTTTTAGCAGTCAGCGTGATTTCTGCGCTTTTCTCTCCCTCCGGGATCGCATCTCTGAAGGTGTCATCGCCATTCGCGATTTGGAACCTGTACTGAACCGTCGTACCGTTGGTATCACCACTTTTTTTGCTGATGCTACGAAGCGACGGGAACTTCATGATGACACGAACCCGGTCGGCATCATCGTTGTCGATGGCCACAGTAACAGGGTGCGTTCTCTTCAGCTGGATGTTGACTGATTTCGGCGTTTCGACGAAGTCGAACCCGGCCATTGGGGTCTGATCTTGCGAGCCGTCGCGGAACTCCCAGGTAATCCCGCTGAAGTTTGAGGAGCCGTCCTCGTTGATAATCGGCAGGTTATCGATGAAGATCGATTTTGCGCCGTCCACAAGCCCACCGATGACGCCTTCCCCGAGCAGATCGAGGATGGATGCCATCGCACGCGAATTAACGGTGTCATTGGCTTCAACTGGTGTGCGGCTGGAGCCACCGCCTTTCTTCTTACCGCCCGCCCCGGCAATCAGGAGCGGCAATTTTTTCTTCTTGAACTGATCCATGTTCAAAAATTTCCTTGTGATTAAATTTGGTCGATGGTGATGGATGAACTCACTACCTGCGAACCAACCAACACCTCTTCTCCGTAAATAAGCTGTACCGGGTTGCCCTGGTTTGTGGTGTTCTGCGGTCCATCGAAATAGAACGATTCGGTATTATCGGCCTGTCGCACAGAGCTGTTTGCAGCCTGTGGCGAAAGCAGCATGGAAATACCCCCCATCATTAGCGACATACCACCAGCCACTAACGCCGTCGCCGCACCGCCAGTCACCACGGAAGTGAATGCACCCACTACAACCATTGCAGCCCCGACAAGCGTCTGAAACCACCCGAAGCCGGAGCCACCGCTACCACGGGGAACGGGGGTAATGCGGATTCTGGAGATGTTGTCCGACTCACCCATCATCTGGTATTCGGTCTCGTCCATTGACCACTTATGCCCCTGCTTATTGGTGATCTGAATATGGTATTTGTCGTAGGTGTTCATGTTGCGCTTGATCCACGCTTTGAACCCTGGGCGGTTCGCCTCAATCAGATCAATGGCCTGTTTGGTATTGCGTACCTTCAGATGCCAGTGGCGGCCAAAGTGTTTCGCCATAGCGCCGCCAAGTTGCACATGCACTAACTCAGACACGTCTCATCTCCCTTGAGTAAGTCTCTGTGACGCAAATGATGCGTCGTGTGTTTTTGGTACATGCCGCCGTAATAGGTGCGGCAGCTCAGACGGTCGATCTGGTGATGCAAAATCATGCCGTCACCGATGTAGACCGCGCAGTGGTCGGGCATTTTTCCGTACTGGATGAAGAAGATATCGCCTCGCTGTGGCTCTGTGCCGGGGGCAAGGCGAACCAACCCCTCATTGCGGTAGTTCTGGCCGAGAATATCGTTGTCACCGGTATACCAGGATGGGATATGCAGGTGCGCATTGGCGTTCAGCTCAACGTTAAACTCGCGCTTGAGGTAATCGCGGCAAAGCATCCAGCAGTCGAATACACCGAACACATAGGGGCGCCCCAGATAGGGCATTTCAAATCCCTCCGAGGTGATTACGTTCATTTCGCTAAAGTGATATGGCGCTTCGGTATCAACGCTCTTTCGAATCGCGAGGATCAGCCACGGAACCTCTGTTGCCTCACACCCGGCGCGATCTGCATCGGACGCTTCCGCAGACTGGTCAACATGAGAGTGCCAGATGGCGACCACCTCTCCGGCATCCTCTGCCGCGATGATGTCCTCGGCGTGCATGACAAACGTATCCCGCGGGTCTTCCGACACGTTTCTCGCTTCCATAAAGCGATACTTTTCGCCACGGGTACGCACCAGAAAGCCACACGCTTCATTTGGGTAGCGATTGATGGCACAGAGATAGATTTGCTGCATCACGTCAGAAGACAGCTCAGGGAGCGATTTATGACTCATAGCGCGTCGCCCCGATAAACCCGCCAAAGTGAATAACGCCATTGGCGAAAAAGTTCTTTCTGGCTTTGCAGGAGTCATAGCGTTTGGTGCAGTAATCCGCGGCGGCAAGCGTTGTCTGCCTGTTGTTCTTGTCAAAATAGGGACCGGTGTAGCCACACTCTGCCCCACGATATTTCCACGGACAGGTGTTTTTGATGATCTGCCGGTACGGCAGCTGCACCCCCATCAGGTCGAACACACTGGACAGCTCGAACTCGACAACCTGGTGTGTTTCCAGCGTCTTCTGTTCGATAAACCACATTTCATCCGGGAAATGCTGGTTCGGATCTGCCGTAGGGTTTCCATCTTCGAAATTGGCGGCATCGAGAAAGCGCGCGAGGGTTAGTTTTCGCGTGATTTTGCACCCAACCAGATCGTCATTCGCCTGAACTTCAGCAGAGACCGTGCCGCCAAAGTTCGAAACCTGAATTTTTGGACGCGGCAGCGTTCCCTGACCTGATTTGTCAAAACCAGATGCGACAATTGGCCACGGCTCGTAACTGATCCCCTGCCATATGATTGGCTGGCTCAGTTCATTGGTGCCAGCATGAAAATATCGCTTACCTCCGGACGTCGTGTTGGACATATCCAGCACGAACAGCTCAATGAGCGCAGAGGGCGACAAGCTCTGAATATCTGCTTTAATACCCATGATTTCATCCTTGAAACAACGAGCGCCAACTTCCTGTCAGCGCCCTTTAATAATAGTAAATAAGCGCTTACTTATCCAGCGAGAGAAACTAAGCCTCGAACACCTGCCGGAAGGTTGCAGTCAACACCTGATAGCCCTCATAGCGCTTAACAGTATGGCTATCGCAAACCACCACGATCTTCTTACCTCGCGGGTTCGTCCAGTAAAAGGACTCAACCGCTGCGCGCTCGGTGAGGAAGTCGTCTACGGCATTGATGATGTCGTAGGAGCGTGTAAAGGTCAGAGACCACTCTTCTTTAATGCGATTAAGCCCCTGCGACTGGCGCTGTTCATAGTCATCGCCGTAGCTCAGGATCGTTACATTGGGCTTAACCGTTTTCTCGGACTCATAATCCGGATACCAGGTAAAAGTTTTCCTTGTCATCTCACATCCTTGTGATGACCGCCCCGAAGAGCGGCCGGGTTAATCAACCTCGCGCGGTATACTTGTTCAGTGAACCGCCCGAGCGTTTCTCCTGCGCGATGGTGTCGAGCACAATCGCTTTTATCTGCTTGGCTGCGCCAGTCCATGCGCCTTTTTCGTCGCCAGAGCTGCTCTCGGAACCGCCCTCTTTCGTGACGTTGATGCTGATGGATACCGGTGCCATGACTTTGCCTCCGCCCACATCACCAGACAGCTTCACCGGAATGGTCTTGCCGTCCGGAAGCGGGACGTAGGCCTCGTTCATAGAGCCTTCCCCGAACAACGCCAGTTGCGGCGAGGTTGCGATACCCCCCGTCTGGTACGCCCGCAACGGGACCGCGCCGTTCTTGCCGAAGATGCCACCATTCGCGTGCGCTTTCACGTCCGCCGAGGAAGAAGAGCCAGCCCAGGCAGCAACCGCAGTACTCGCCAGAGACATACCGAAGTTCAACCAGCGACTTGAAGAGCTGGAAGAGTTCGCGCCAATCATTGCGAACGTGGCAGCCAGCCCGGAAGCCACCGTAGAAAGGTTGCTCATGCTGAGGATGCTGCTGTTCACCGCCTTAGTCTGGTCTTTGGTCGCGTCGGTGCCGGTAAACAGGGATTTTGTCCAGTCCCAGACACCAGATACAGCCTGGCTTAAGCCATTTGCTGCGTTCTGGGATGCCTGCCCCATTGAGTCCACCCCAGAGGCTGTCTCTTTGGTGGCTTCGCCTACCGTCTTATCGCCGTTTGCCACCGCGCCGCCTGCGGAACCAAGCGACACACCCTGATTGGCAATTGCAGAAGCGACACCGTTCATCAGGTTTCCACTCTGGCCATTGCCTGCTGCCGTCGTTCCCATCCCCAACATATTCATAAGAGGCAGGGTAATTTGCGTCTTCACGACCATGTTGGTGATATCCCGGAGGATAGATTCTGCCAGGCTGGAGAAGTCCAGTTTCCCCTTCATGACAAAGTCCGTCAGCGTCTCGGTCAGGTTGCTAAAGAGGTTGCTCCAGCTGTTTTCGATCTGCTCGGCCAGATTCTCAAACTCCAGCGCCATCTTCTGCGTCGCCGTACCGGTCTCTTTAATGAGCGCGGTATTGCCCGCAGCAACAAGCCGTTTGATTTGCTTGTTATAGAGCGCCACAATTTTCGGATCTGAGGCCTTGTCCCGCAGCTCCATCAGCGCCTTGAGATTGCGGTTGTACGTGTCGTTAAACTCCGCCACCCGCTCTTCACGAGACTGCGTGTAGCCAGCGTTGATGATTGAGCTGGATTCAGGCGCCCAGGTGGAGATCATCTGCTCGACGTTGCGACGGTTAAACATCTCGCGATATTCGGCACTCGCACCAGCCAGATCTGCCAGCCGGGCTTTGGCCTTGTCGATCATCTCCTGAGTAATGAACTCATTCGGAACAGCGTTGGCCAGGTCAGTCAGCGATTTGGTCGTATCGCGAAGAGACTGGTCAAACGAGACCGTAGCCTTTGAGCTTTCCCCCATCTGACCCATCAGCTGATCGGCTCTGTCCAGCGCTTTCTGGTAGCCAGCCGCCAGCCTGCGTTGCGCATTCTCTTCTTTCTTCGCGGCGCGCTGGGATGCGTTGGCAGCACGCTGAGAAGCTTTCTCTGCTGCTGCGGCATCCAGTTCACGCGCTTTGGTCAATGCAGCAATGGCAGCTGTACGCTCTTCATCGCTCATCTTTTCCAGAGAGTTTGCGCTGGAGGCTTTTTGCAGGCTCAACTGAGTCTTGAGCTGTTTAGGCCCAACGATAGGCTTGCCTTCGAAGTCCAGCATCGGCGTACCGTCCGGCATGGTGCGCTGGTATCTGGCCGAGTCCATCTGGTTTCGCATGAACTGTGCCAGTGCTTTCTGCGATGCCTTATCGTTCGTCCCCAGACCCAAAACAGTGCCCTGGTTGGACATGACGCCTTTGCCGGTTTTCGACGCGCTGTCGCGCTCAAACTCGGCCTGCGTCAGCTCCTGAGCAACAGCTTCCAGATGCTCCTGATAGCCGCGAATGCTGCCTTCCAGCTTCTGGATTTGCTCGGTATTCCCCTCCTTCTTCGCTTTCTCAAGCAGATCGCTGTAATGGGCAATCTCCTTTTCCGTTGCCGTCTTACGTTTAGAAAGCGCCTCCACCAGATTTTGCGCTGGCTTCAGGTAGGAGTTGTTTACCGTCTCACGGAGCGGCGCGAGCAGTTTGTTTTTTTCGTCATCGGACAGCGATTTGTCGTCAGTGATTTTCTGGATCTTATCCAGTGCTTCCTGACGCGCTTTCACAAACGAGGCTGAGAAAACCTGGTTGTCGGCGCGGATTTTCTCAATCTGCGTTTCGGCAGCTTCTTTAGCCTGCCGCTTGGCGACCGCCGCATCCCCCATCGAGATGGCTCCGCCCAGACGTTCGCGTTCGGCGAGCAGGTCTTTAAGCTCGGACTCTACCTTCTGCCGATCTACTTTGACGGTGGTGCCAGCCATACCGGGGCCATAAATCACCTTTTCGCCAGAGTTGAGTTCCTGCTGCTTCTGGGAAATCTGACGATCGAGGCGCTCTTTGTACTCAACCATCTGCGCGCGCTTGGCGGCCGTCATCGCTTCCGGGATTTTGCGGAGCTCGTCAACGACTTTGGACGTCTCGCTGCGGAGCATGGTCATGTACGTTATCAGCCCAGCGATGGCGACGGTGGCCACGGTAAACGCTGCGCCAATCGGGTTTGCTGCCATGAACGCAGTCAGACCAGCGAACGCCCCCTGAAGCCCCGCTATCGCGCCTCGAATAGAGAAGATCAGCGATGGAATCGGCCCCAGTCCCATCCGCGCTGCGCGATTAAAACGCGTCACGGCGGTCGCACCCATGTTGAACGGTGCCTGTATCGCGGTGGACATCTTCGCAAACGCATTAACCATCTCGCCCGCAGTGCCAACCACACCCATGATGCCAGCGCGCATTATTTTAAACGCCACCATTGCTGCGACCGCTTCGCCCAGGCTGATGACTAACTCCTGATTTCTTGCCAGCCACTGCGCCAGCTCACGTAGCGAGTCAATTGCTGAGTTGAGACCGGAGCCAAGAGAGTTAGCGAACGAAATGCCCTCTGCGCTGTTCATGATGGACGCCAGCTCTTTCATCCCTTTGGAGAGAGAATCGAGATAGCCCGCCTGACCGACGCGATCAGCAAAGAGCGTGAAGGAGGTTTGCAGCTGTGCCAGCGCACCGGTATAGGTTTGCATCATGTCTTTGGCTGCATTCTGGTTTTCAGCACGCAGACCAACGAACATCAACGAAAGCGCCTGTTTCGCCTCGACCGTACCGCTCGCAACCGCTTTGGTCAGCTCGCCCATCGTGATACCGGCAGCATCCGCCATTGCTTGCATCGCGTTTGGCACAGCTTCACCTAATTGCTGGCGCAGCTCTTCCATCGACACGACGCCCTTACCAGACATCTGTTGTACAGCCACTGCCGCGCGCTTAAGCAGCACACTGTCACCACCGAAGCGGGCGACAGAGTCCACCAATGACTTCATAGAGCCATCAGTCGGATCGAGACCAGCGGAACGGAATTTCACGAAAGCATCTGTTAATGCCTCCATCGCAAATGGCGCGTTTTGAGCCATCCCCACGATGTACTGCATGTCATCTGCGGCCGCTTGTGCCGGATTGGCTTTGTCTTTGTTCAAGCCGCGCAGCATGACGCGCATACGTTCCATCTGTGCAGAGGCTTCGACGATAGGCTTTTGCCAGCCAAACAGGATATCGGTCACTGTTCTGGCGGCATCACCAACCTCACCCAGAAGGAAAATGTTGCCGTGCAGGCCGGAGAACATGCTCCCTTCACTACTTCTCCCGCCATGACCAGCAAATCCGTCGCGTCGACCGTTGCCACCATGTCCCGCGCCGTCACCATTTCCTACTGTGCGCACGCGTACCGGCTTGCCAATTAGCCGCTGACGACCAATAACCGCGTCCATCTGATCGCGCACTTTTTTCAGCCCTTCGGCGGCCTGACTGGTCGTCACACCCCAATTGCTGAGTTTTTTACTCGTGGCTCCCAAACGCGTATTCATGCCGCCAATGGCCGAAGAGGTCTCTTTGACTTCCATGCCAAAGCGGCTGGCGCTCTTGCTCGCAAACGTCGCCCAATCAGAGAACTCGTTTAGCTCTGACTGAACCTTGCGCAGTGAAGTAGTAAGCTTGTTAACGGATGAAGTGGTGGAGTCGACGCGCTCAACGAGGGCTTTCAACCCCGCATTGAGACTGGTGATGTTGCCACGCGCTTTACGCGAAGCATCGGAAACAAGCTCGAAGCCAGCAGCTACGTCCTGTAGTTTGTCTGCCGTGGCATCGAGCCTGGATTCCAGAACGCCGATGATGCGGGAGACCGAACCCAACGAGCGTTCCAGGCTGTTAATTTTCTGAGCTGGCTTGGTGGCCTGCTCACCGAATCTGGTAAGTAACTTACCCGCCCGGTCGATTGACGCTGTAAACTGCTTGTCTTCCAGCGACAGGATAAACTCTACGTTTTGTGACATTCCCTTGTCATCCTCTGCCAAAAATTTGCATCAGCTGCTCTTTGGCGTCAGGGTCTGCCTTGTCCTTGCGCGGATCGTAGACTTTATCGGTTACGACTGGTCTTCCAATCCTGAGTTGCAAACCCTCCATGAACGCCTTAACGCCCTCGCCATCCGCCTGGGCAGCGCGAGCGACTTGCAGGTTGCGGATATCCTCTTCCGCGCGCAGACGGTCGATATTGCGACTGAGCATCCAGAACATCGTCAGAGGGATGCCCAGCAGCTCCATTGGCGACACGGCGTAGTGAGCAACTACACGACTGAAATAGAATCCGAGGTCTATCGAAACGGTCTTTACCCCGGACTCATCGCGGGAAATTACTTTGCCCCTTCACCAGCCGCTTTTTCGTTTTCTTCATCAATCACTTCCATAGCGAAGGTGAAGATTTGCTGAAGCTGCGGGACAGTGAGTTTTTCCAGCACAGCGTCCGGCACAGATGGGATTACCTTGCGAACCAGATCGGCATAAGCAGTCACCTGGTCAACCGGGGACATGTTCTGGAGATCTTTGCCTTCCATCTGTTTAATGGAGACGAAAAGGCCTACAGTCATTTCAACGATAGGGTATTCCTGACCGCAGAACTTGATGCTTTTCTTCGGGGGCAGAATGGCGTCGAGGTCGAGTAATTTAGTCATTGGTTTAAGTCCTTTTAAAAAAGAGGCTCTGCCTGAGCCTCTGCTTACTTAACGCTACGATTAGTCGGCTGCATTAACCGTCACGGATTTGGTCGCTTTTTTGCCACCACTGGTGCTGGTGAAGGTAATGTTTGCCGTACCTTCAGTCACACCATGAACCAGACCAGTCTGGTCGACGGTTGCTGTGCCCTGGGCATCCGATTCCCAGACACCGGATTTATCGCTTGCATCTGCTGGAGTGATTGCAGCCGTCAGCTGAACGTTTTCGCCCGCCTTCACTTCCGGAGATTCCGGCGTGATCTTGACGGACTCAACCGGCTTTGGGCCGCTCATTCTCCCCAGCGTGCCGTTGTCATCCGGATAAGCAGTGAACTGAACGAAGAAAACGCGAACATCATCAGACTGGTAGGTCATGGTGAAGTTGCCCGCAGTCGCTGCTTTGGGGATGGTCAGAACGTAGTCGGTGGTATCCTGCGGCGTCAGAACCAGTTCTTTGGCCACGTCGATCAGGTTTACGCCCTGCGCGGAAGTGATGGTCACGGTGTTTGAGTCTTCGCTCAGGGTAGAGCCAGGCATCAAATCAACCATGTTCTTCAGCACGGACTCGGCCAGCGGTGCGGTAATCGTGATATTACGACCCTGCACCAGCTCGGAGATCGTGGTCTGACCCAGCTGGTCAACGGTGACTTTCATGGTTTCGGTTGCGACCTCAACCTGCACACCACCTTTGGTGTAACCCAGATCCACGCCACCAAACGACACTTTGCACGCGCCGAGTTTGATGTTTTTTACATGGGTATTAGACATTATTGGAAAACTCCTTTTTCCGATAAAACAGCACTCTCACTGTGCCAATAGTAAGTATATACTTACCTATTTATTCAATTCAACAAATAGCCAGCAAATTCAATCGGAATACCGGCTTCAATCAGCGCTCCGTC